TGCATTGTTTAACAAATCTCCTGATCCTGCAAGTCTTAACATCGTATCTCTTAATCGCACTTCACTTATGCCCATTTCATCTAATACGGCTATTGTTGTTTTTCCTTGTTTCTCGGAATCCCCTAGTCCTTTTATAAATGCAGCAATTGCAGAACTTGCATCCTCTTTAAATGCTTTTGCAAATTCTTTACTACTCATTCCTGCAACGTCTGCAAATTTCTTTAACTCTGTTCCACCTTTTTCTGTTGCTAGTTGTATATTTATCATTAGTTTTGAAAAGGCACTACCACCTGCTTCGGCCTCAATCCCTACTGATGATAGTGTTGTTGCAAATGCCAATATTTGTGCTTCGGTTAATCCTATTTGCGAACCAGCACCCGCAAGTCTTGTAGACATATTTACTATATCTTTTTCTGTGGTTGCGAAATTGTTTCCTAATGCTACTACTGTGCTTCCTAGTCTATCAAAATTGCCTTGGTTCATTTGTACTATATTTGCAAATTTTGCTAACTGTGATGCACCTTCTTCTCCCACTAAATTAGTTGCATTTCCTAAATCGATTATTGTTCTTGTGAAATTTAATATATTATCGGTTTCTATTCCTAACTGTCCTGCTACTTCGGCTACCCCTGCAATTTCTTCTCGGCTAGATGGTATCTCTTTAGCCATATTCCTTATGCCTGTTTCTAGGTTTGCCAATTGTTCGGCTGTTCCATTTACTGTCTTTTCTACTCCTGCGAATGCATCCTCAAAACTAACAACTGACTTTACTGCTGTTGTTCCTAGTGCTATTATCGGTGCTGTTAATCCTGCAGTTAATTTCGTTCCTACACTTGTTACTTTTGTTCCTAATGTGGATAACTTGTTGTTGAATTTATCTAATGAACTATTTAGGTTTGTTAATAATGACGGCTGGTTTTTTAATTGGTCATTTACTAACTTTAATTCGGTTTTCATTTTATTTAGTGATGTTGTTGCATTATTTAACTTTATTTCTAATTTTCTTGTAGCATCACTATCTTTTCCTTTTTCCGCTACCGAATTATTATATGCTTCGGCTAGTGCCGATACCTTTTCTTTTTGTAATTCAATCTTCTTGCTTAATCCATCTGCTTTGGTCTTTAATGAATCTGTATTTCTACCGAATGACTCAAAGGCTGAAGTCGAAGCCTTAATTTGACTATCTAGTAACTTCATATTTTTGTCCATCTTTTTCAAGCCTTCTTCAAACTTTGAGACATCAAACGATAGTTTCAACTTCATTTCCTTTTCCGCCATTTGTTTCACTCTCCTCTTTAGAATATTTCATCAATATAGCCTATTTCATTTTCTTCATTTCCATTGAATCTTTGGTGTATTTTATACCTTGTTTTTATTTGTTTTAACGTCATAGTCCAGAATCTTTCTTCTGGGTATTTCAACACCTGTGTTACTAAAAAAAAGAGCCATTCCCAATCTAATGTGGATGACTCTTTTACTCGTTTTTTCCTTCTTCCTCTTTTTCTATTTCTTCATCTTCTGTTTCTTCATTTTCTGGGAATGCTTCTTCAATTAATTCTGTTATAGCATCCACCACTTGATTGAAATTCTTTGTATCAATTAATGCTCCTGCTTTCATTAGTGTTATTTTCTCATCTTGTGACTTTAGCATCGAATATATAAAAGCCCTGACTGTTTTCATTGGTTTTTCCTTGAAGTTTCCTATTGCTTTCTTTATATCTCCATACATATCTTCCAATTCACATAGTGCATTCATATCTAGTGCTAAATTATATTGCTTACCATTTGATGTTATTGCTATTCTTTTTTCTTTTAATTCTTTTCCTTTCATCTTACTTTCCTCCTAAATATTTCTCTAAACATTTTTCTATTATTTTTTCTTGTTTTGTATGAAATTCTAATACTTGTTTGAATATTCCTACTTTATCTAATTTTTCCCATGGCATATCTACTGCATTTATACCAAAATGTCCATATGCTGATATTCTTTTATAAATCGGTTTCTTTAATTCTAATTCCTTTATAATACCTGCTGGTGTTAAATCAAATTCATTTCTTACTACTGCTTTTATTATTTCTATATCTATATTTTCTGTTCCATAGCATTCTATATCTAGTGCTACTGGTTTGGCTACTCCTATTGCAAATGCTAATTTTACTTCTGCTATTTCTGCCATTCCAGAGGCCACAATATGCTTTGCTATTTTTCTTGTTATGTATGCTCCTGACCTATCTACTTTACTTGGGTCTTTTCCACTATATGCACCACCGCCATGGCTACACACTGGTCCATAACTATCTGCAATTATTTTTCTTCCTGTTAATCCTGTATCTCCAACACTTCCACCTATCACAAATGCTCCTGTTGGATTTATTAGGCATCTATAGTCTTTGTTTAATTTATAATCTGCTACTACTGGGTCTATTATGTATCTTGTTATAAAATCTTTGAATTCTTTTTCGTTATAATCCGCTTCATATTGTATTGAAACCACTATTGTATCTATTCTTTGTTTTTCATTGTCCATTGTCACTTGTGATTTCATATCCGACTTCGCATATTGAAACGTTCCTGTCATTCTCAACATATTTGCTCTTAATAATATTTTAGTTGCGATTTCATGTGCTAATGGCATATAATGTTCTGTCTCTGCTATTGCATATCCTACCATTACCCCTTGGTCACCTGCTCCACCTGTATCTACCCCACAGGCTATATCTGGTGACTGTTTAGAAATGTTTATTTCTATGCTTGGTTTCATATCATATCCTGCTTCTACGAATGCTGACTCTACTATCTTATAAATATCAATTGTAGCGGTGCTGGTTATTTCCCCAGCCACCACTACTTTTTCATCTTTTATAAGTGTTTCAACAGCAACTCGAGAATTGGCATCTTGCTTTAGTAACTCATCTAATATAGAATCTGATATTCTATCTGCCACTTTATCTGGATGCCCTATTCCTACCTGTTCTACTGTCTCAAACATAACTTACACCTACCCTTTTGCTCCTGTTGGTAATGCTGGAACTGTTTTAAACCAGTTGTCTTTTCTTGTTTGGTCTGTGCCTTCTTCATCTTCATCTAATGTTATTCTCCATGCATTATCTGAATTTCTTGAATAGAATGTTCCTTTTAATTTAGGTGTTTTTGACTCTATTTTATCTGTTTCGGTTGCATACTCATCTTCCACTAGTTCGAATTTACCTTTATATAGCCACACATATTTGTACTTGCCATTTGATTTTTTAGACCTAAATCCTATGGCTACTTCTGGTGCTACATCTGTGCTTCTTTCTATAAGTTCCCCATTAACTAATTCTGCTCCTTGTAGTTTGGCTCTAGATTTTAATGTTAATTGGTTTGTTTCAACTTCTATGTCGCAACTATCAAATTTAGAAAGTATTTCTTCCACCTCATCATCTGAATATACTTTTTCACTACTTGACTTTGGTGTTAGTTTTGCAGTTATTGCTCTTTCTAATTTCTCTACTGCATCATAAGTAGTTTCTTCCTCTGTATCTGTTTTTAATAGTGCTATGTGAATATCTCTTAATCCAATTTGTCTTGGCATAATTTAATTCCCCCTTATCTATAGTTAGGTATCCAGTACCTTAACCCTTTATGAAATATTTTTGTATCTTTTTCATATAAATCTTCCTGATCTATAAATCTGAAATTGTTGGCTTCTAATAATTTCTTTGTCTTTTTTACTAGTTCGGTGTAATCTTCCACCGACCAAATATCTATCTGAAAATAATAACCCTCGACCTCAATTTCATCTTCCGAATATTCTTCGTTTTGCATGTTGTATTCAAAAAATGTTATGTAGGTCTTTTCTTTTCCTGTATAAACTTGAAATTGTATTGGTATATTTAATCCTTTTAATGTATCCATAACTATATCATTCATATTCCTAACCCCTTTGTTATTTCATCTATAAGTATCTCGTATGCCTTTTTTTCTTTCTTATCTATTGCAGGCTGCATAAATGGTTTAGCATCCATTTTACTTGTTCCCCATTCTAAATATTTTGAATAAAAGAATTCCGAGTTATCCTCTTTAGTCCATCCAACACTTACTGCATGGTTGCCATCTATTGTTGGTTCTTTATTTATAGGAATATTGTCTTTCAAGTGTTTCTTGTTTAATTTACTTTTGTTAATGTTATTTTGCATTTCATCTCGAATAGGTTTTGCCGCTTCCATTAATGCATTATCTATTATTCCATCTGCCTTACTACCTAGTTTCAAAAGTTCATTTCGTAATTCATCAATTCCTTCAGTTGTTATCTTTACACTCATTGTCGCATTCTCTCGCTATTATGCTTGTAAAATCTTCTAACGAATTAAAGGTTTCATAGCCTATTGCCTCATATAGTTTATTTTTGTATTTTATAAACAAATCATTTATATCTATATTAGGTTCGGCACTTTTTCTTATAAT